AACCGCCGTGCGGATATATTGCAGCCCCAGGAGCACATCTAACTGATTGGCTACAATTACTACCAGCAGAGTTACCCCCTTGCGCACAAGGCCCTTCCAGGCACTTATACTATTGAGTGCTCCACTCTCTGACTTGTTGCTCTGTTGCCAGAAAGCAGCAATAGCCAGTCCCATTGCAAAATCAATACCCATAAATATGAGTAATGCCTGGATATCATTTCCCCAACCCCCTAAAGCCTGTGCGATCAACCCACCTAAACCTCCTGTGACAGCGAGCACAATCGTTTTGATTGATGTTACCTTTTCCATTAAATTAATCCTCTCTTTCTTTTTTATTACAAAAGCCAGACTTTCCGGAAAGGAAATTATCTGGCTCTTGGCTCTGGTTCATGATTCAGTTTCTTTTCCCGCTGGCTAGCGGTGACTGCCGTAAAGATTACAGTAATGGCTGCACCGGCAGCTTTTAATAGCGTTACGTAGTCCAATTTCCTCACCTCCTTTATTGTGATAAACAGCAGTATAGATTACTTATATGGTACCGTAGTTAACCTTGACAGTAGGTTAGGATTCGAACTTCGCACATATAGCGTGACACTTGGCACCTCACTTGTATATGGTGGCGGCGGTATGTATACTGGAATTGTTGCTGTTGGTTTTACACAAAATGTAGATGCTTATTGTGTGCCAATGGCTTGCTTTGTTGCGACTGATGCAAATAACGTAGGCGTAGCAAGTATGCCAAACGGTCACAATTTAGTTAGAGTTAACGGTTTCATAAGTGGGGGGACATATCGCGTGTGTATGCTCATAATCCCAATTAAATAGCTTTTTATAGTGTTTGACTATTTTATTCGTATTGCGGTTAAATAGTTTAATGCGCCATTATATGTAATTTCAATAGCTTTCTTGGTATTGACCTGTGCAAATACTTCAAAATTGACAGTTGTTTTTGACATATCAAAAATTTGTATAATATTATTTCCGTTAAGATTGTAAGTGGTTGTTACTTCAGAACCGCTTTGCGTTAGTATTATACGCATAAAATTCAAATTGTCTATTTCTATATTACTTAGGTGTAATAATACGAGATATAAACCAGGTGGTAGAGTCAACATACCAGTAAGCGTATAAATCACATTTGGTTGTGTATTACCTTGCACTGATATACTATTAACAACACCTAAACTGCTGTTTATCACAGTAAATTCAGATTCTATTCTGGTCTCAAGATCGTTCATGTTGGCATCGGAAAACGCGTCCCCTTCCTCACTTATGATCCCCTCACTCCTTGCCACCGTCACGATCTCAGTCGTTCCGTTCTCCTTCGTGAGTACCCTCCGTGCCGGGTACTCTGATTTCCTATTTTTCCAAGTCTTTTTCGTGAATGCCATTGTGTTATCCTCCTACATTAATAGCCCGGTTTCTTCACCGGCATAGATTTCACTTCCTGCAAAATGGAAGCTACTGTTGTTTGCGTTGTAGATCATATAGATGTCGTGCAGTATCCTTTCCACGTCATTTACCTTTTGGAAAGTGTTTAATGGTTGCGCCGGTACCTGCGGAGTATCTACATACAGAAATCCCTCTGCCCTCAATTCGGACACGTTATCAAGCATCTGTTGAAAATACAGCGTATTGGGTATCATCGGCAGATTGTCTTTGTTGGTCTGTATGTCTGCCTCAAGAAGTTGTGCTACAACAAATATAGCGTTCTCAATACGTTTCAGATCAGAGGTATTCAGGCAGCCCTTAAGCCCTGACAACCATTCTTTCCGCTGCCCTTCTGCCAGGTTATCCCACCCGATACTCCGGAGCTCATTTACCCGGTCAACATCCCCTTGTGTCCGATCGTAGACGAACACGGGGAGGACGTACTCAACCGCGTCATTGTATACTGTGCGGTTCCCGGCTTCGTCATAGATTTCTAGCGATATGCGGTATATACTGTCCTCTGATGCATCCACACAAGCTTTCCATAGGGACCGGTTGAGTGAATCCTGTTCGAATACTATAGCAATATCATTAATGTGCCCTGCTGCATAGACGATATCGCTTCCCAGTTCTATTGTAATTGTCTCCATCACTCAACCGTCAGAGCAATCGCTACACTCGCGCTGGCATTCGCCGGATTTGGAGTGAAACTTGCTGCCGTGATCTTCGGTACAGAGGTGTCCAGCTTGACGGTCAGGGTTACGCTGCTGGACTTGCCTGCTGCATCTGTTGCGGTCACTACAATAGTATTAGTACCCTCTGCCATTGTCAGCGCCTTGGAAAAACCGCCATCCGCTCCCACGGATACAGTACCTTGATCAACTCCACCAAGCGCGATTTTAACGGTCACAGGACTGGATACTGCATCATTTGTTATGCCCGTTACTGGCACGCTCTTGTTATTTGTTATCAGCCCGGCTACCGGGGACGATACATTAAGCGTTGGCGGCACTGTATCAACTGTGTACGTTGATGATACTGCCGTTCCTACATTACCGTCATAGTCAGATGCATTGACCGTTAACGTGTGACTTCCGTCTGCAAGGGCTGCCTGAGGCGTGTACGTAAACTGATATCCATTAGTGATGGCTGCATAAGTCATCCCTGTACTGTTGTATGAGTAGGTTGTACTGTCTATCTTAAGTTTTACGGTAGTCAGGTCCACGCCACTGCCTGAGGTCTCATCCGTCACCATAAAGACTACAGGCTGCTTATTATTAGTTACATACGCCCCGGTTGACGGGGATGTTATCGCTATGACCGGCTTGATGGTCTCCTTGACAATCAGCCGTAAGATGCTGCCCCACGTTGCGTCAGTGGAGTCATATGTTTTTACTGTCCCGGCATCGTTAGTCAGCTCTATTTCCACCGGATAGTAGCCGCCTGACAGATTATATGACGTTGTGGAGGGTGCTGTTACGCTCCCAGTCCCTGTGTTGTTCGCGGTGGTCAACGTGGTCCAGGTTCCGTTCAGTTTAACTCTTATTTTTGTAATTGCCATTAAATCAGTTCCTTACCCTCTCCTGCATAGACTTCATATCCGGAAGCCCTCGCATAATTTATATCTGATTCGAAGATAATTACCACGTCTTCTGCCGTCACCGTTATGGTAATAGTGCTTTTAGTGTTGATAGGGTTTGTGATTGTCAGTGCTTTTATTTCAGGCCTGTTCATTAAATAACCCCCTCCTCCCCGGCGTATAGCTCATTACCTGCGAAGTAATAACTGGTTACGGTCCTGCTGTATCCCCGGCATTTAGCTGTTGCCAGATTACCGCCCGTCAGGTCAAGTGTCTGGCTGGTTATACTTGTGGTGGAGTGTCCGTCACGGGATGCTATATCACACCAGTTACCAACGCCCTCACCATCGTTGATGTACCGCAGGTCCACGATCTGCCGTAGCTGGTAATAGTCCAGGATGTATTCCGCTACCTTCCTTGCGCGCCTGGCATCCATAAGGGTGCACGCGCCGTAAGTTTTTGACTTTTCTGTTTCACCGGCTTCCAACAGCGGTACAGATGCAGTGCAAGCGTTTTCCACGGCCTCATATTTCTGGCCGGTGATGATGCACTCTGCTTCTGCCGTCATTGTGACTATGACATAATTAGTCCTGGCTTCTTTTATCACACCGGCAGATATGACTATGCTGCTTGCGAGATACGGCTCTGTAAACTCAATCCGATTGTCACCAGCAGGCCGGACGCTCTTACTTATTTCCTTGACCTCAGATGATAACGAGTACTGTTTATAGGCTACAGATACGCTTGATATGTAATCGTCCGGGGTAATCTTAGTACCCATAAATTTACGATCGAGCCCAATAGCATAACTTACGTGCCGATCTGGACGGTATATTTTAATCCGATCGGACCGGCTGCAGTCAGCCACTGCACCACACGCAAATACTACCTGTTGTAATGCTGCTCTGTGGCTCTGTATTCCCACCCAGCCACTTAAAACAGTGTCATACACATCTTTGTCCACTGTATACTTTGTGACGCCACACGAGGTCATTACAGCGTCTATGATGGTACCTGCTTTCACACCATTGTAGATTGTGCCTCCGTAGAACTTTGTTTTATCCATGATGCCGATCAGATCGATCAGTGAAAACCTGATACTGTTGTCGGATGACTCCCAGGTATCCATGAAGAATGTACCGCAATCAACTTTCCTATCGTTTATATGCTCGACAATCTGTATTTCCTGCTCTTTCTGCAAGGATTTCCATAGCCCGTTTTGATTTGACAGAGCAAACTCATTTGCAGTATCAATGATCTCTATCTGCGCTGTATTGATAGACAATGTTGCGCTTGTCAGATCGATCTCCTCATACACAGATGCTGTCTTAAGCTTATCCCGTGAAAGCGTCCACATCTGACCATACTCAACGTAATTCATCTTAGCATAACGGTACGGCCAGGAGGACGCTACAACCTCTATCGTGATCTTGCCATAGTCCTTGACGTTCTGACGACAAAAATATTCCTTGCTGTCAGGATAAAAAGTTGCACTGATCAGACGCGTACCATACAGCGTGTACCAGGTAATCAAAATTTCTGCCGGTACATCCTCCGCAAAATACAGATTAAGCCCGATACTGCTGTGATTTCCGGTAAAATTCACCTCAAGCACTGGATTTTTGACATACTGACCGTAAGAGTCCGACAGTTCATCACTCCAAAAAGGTATATCGTCCGGAGTGATGGGGAATATCTCCCGGCTGCCATCCAGCACAAACTGATTAAGTTCCACAGTTCCATACAGAACCTGCCGGGCATCTTCGCGGAACAATGCAGGTATTGAGAAGTCTTTAACCGCTGTTGATACCGCTGTACTGTCCCTGAGAGCTGTCACGTCAACGAAGTTGAACTGTGCCTCCGGGTATGTTGTCCTCATTCGATCACCAACTTTCCATCGGTTTGACGGCAATAAACTTCACATTAAATTCTGACCAATATGTTGTTCCCCGTCCGAAGTCAATTCTTTTGAGGTTTAGTGACAGTTTATTGGGATACATCAGGAATGTCATCTTCCCCAGAGGTGTCCATATTTCCAGGTTGTGCCCGGTTCCTTTGTCCACGCTGCTTTTTGTGGATAACAGTTTGAATAGGGCTGTAAAATCTTCATTTTCTGTATTTTGTACGCCGAATGTCAGGGACTGGTTAAAAAACACAGCTCCCAGTTCATACTGCAAATCAAAATTTTCAGTACGTTCCGCGTACTTGTACATAAACTCAACATCAAGCCCCAGTTCTGTAACTTCTACTTTGTACTCTTTTCCGTCCAGTTTAATCATGACTGCACCACCTCAAAATTATTCCCTATCAAGTTGCCTGTCTTATCCAGTTCGATTTTCAGCCATCTGAATAGCGGAGCAAGCTCACCAGATACATACAGTTTTATTTCCCCGTTCGCGCCATCTACACGTTGTGAGGCAAGGGATGTCAATACAGATAACAGCGGCTTCATGGCATCTGTCATGGCCCGGAAACTCACCTCATATATTTTGTCTTCCGGCGCTACAATTTCACCCTGATGCCGGTTGTCGCCAATCATGGCAAGCTGTGGCGTGTTGGGCTTTGTGTAACCACCCTGGGCTAATTTGGGTATGTGTACCTCTGACATGGACGGTATGTTAATGCCGAACGATTTACCTCCAAGACCGGGAACCCAGTCAGGGACGCTAAATTTGATGTTATTAAGTGCTCCTATCATACCGTTGATGCCGCGTACAACACCGTTTGCCATTGACTCCACGCCGCTCAGGATTTTGTTAATTACGTTTTTGATTCCGCTCCAAATTCCGTTAAAGATGTTGACCACAGTATTTTTCATGCCGGTCCAGATGTTGCTCCACAAAGACCGGATAGAGTTAAGGACCGTTGATATTCCCAGCTTAATGTTGTTAATAGTTGTAGAAATGGTATTTTTGATTCCAGTCCACACGTTTGTAATAATTTCTCTTATAGTTGACAGTATTTCGTCAATATTATCTCGTATGAACGTAAATCCAGTGTTTATCAAGTCCTGGACTAATGCAATGGCTGTATCAAAAATAAGCTTTACGTTGTCCCACATATTTACAAAAAGTTCGGATACCCCGGCTATCAGCGCCAAAATTCCTTGCATCAATCCCTCTATCATAAAACTTCCGATTTCTGCAAATACCGTTGATGGGCTCTGGATTCCAAACATTTCCTTGATACCGTTTACGATCGGCGCTACAACATTGTCATATAGCCAGGTTACGATTCCAACCAGTCCATCCCATATGCCCTTTAGTAACCCCAAAACGACATTGCCGCCACACTCCTCAAACTTCTGGTTAAAGTAATCTCCTACGGCTTTTACGCAGTCTTCTATAGCCCCCCAGAGTAGCAAACCAAGTCCACCAATTGCTTTCCCGATCAGTCCGGCCAGATTTTTTACTATGCCGGTCCAGTCTATTGCAGCAAGCCCGGCAGCAACATTCTTCCCAAGACCGTACCAGTCTACTGTCTTGATAGCTGTTGCTAACATATCAAGCAGGCCCAGAACCGCGGTACTTATCGTACTGCCTATTTTTGCAAGGTCGATGGATTGTATTGCTCCGTTCAGCGCTTCTCCCAGTGATGTGCCTATACTCCCCCAATCAAGGTTAGTTACAAATCCGTGAGCAGTATCCCACAGGATCATGTATTTTTTGCCTAATAGAGAGCCCAGGTTACCCCAGTCTACCTCATTAACAAGACCATTAAGGCCATTTGCTAACGATGCCCCAATATTTCCCCAGTCAACGCCTGTAATCAAGAGATTGAGCGTATTAACAACCGTGTTGGCACCTTTGCCGATTGCAGTCCCAAGCAGATTCCAATCAATAGATGATACCAGGCTATTAAGGGTACGGGTGATACCGTCTACGACTGCCGTAATCTTTCCACCGACACGGTCCCAGTCCACAAAATCGGCAAATTTAGCTATCCCCGTGTTGAGTGCTGAACCGATAACAGAACCTAATTCCTCCCAATCTTTGTTGAGAAATGCCTCTCGTATTTTTGCGGCAAATCCATCAATAACCGCCGCGGAGTTGCCAAGTTCCGGCATGGTTATTTCAGTACCAGAGGCTCCACCACCGCCGCTGCTATCATCCTTCTTCGGCAAGGTGTTTAATTCATCGAAACTAAATAAGCCCAGTGCATCCTTTGCCGCTTGCTTTGCACTTGATCCGTAACCGCTTACTGCATCTTTTGCAGCATTCAAGCTTTTCGTGGCTGAAACACTGGCTTGCAAGGACATCCCAAACAAGCTGCTTGTGAGGGCTGCAATATAGCCCGTCAATTTTGCCAGGGCCGACATAAAAGCATTAAGCGCTGGCAGTATAGCCTGATAAATGGGCTGGAATGCTACTTGCAGGTTAGACTTAATCTGGTTCAGTGATGCCGCGAAATCCTCATTAGTCTTGAGGGATTTCCACAGACTGCTGAACATATTTCTTAACAGCCTGGTAATTGCCGGGAGGATCAAACGATATTTTAAAAGTGTCGTGAACATCCTCTGAAAATTTCCACTGGCTTGATTTCCGGAATTGCCTGCGCTCCTTATCCTGCTTGCAAGGCTTTGTATTTTTTTCCCGATTTCCGGAATTTTGTTTGCGCCACTTTTTATTACATTGAAGAATCCCCGTAAGGCATTACCAGCCACCTCACCGGCTACTCTCCCAAGAGCGCCTATCTGAGCTTTTAGAGTACTGACTACATTTGTAGCCTGCGCTGTCCCCAGTGTAATTCCGCTCATATCAAGCTGCGGTTTTACGTTGTTGATACTCTGCTGTGCGCTATTTAGGTTTAATGCCTTTTGTCCCAGGGCATCATATTGATATCCAAGGGTTTCCATCTTACCGGTTAGCGCTATAATAGAGCCTTCTGTTTTAACGATCTGTTCCTGGATTCCTATTTTCTTTTCTTCGCTAAAAGTCCGGCTGTATGTTTCTTTGAGTGAGTCCAATTTCTGTTGGTGGATATCAATCTGTTTCCCTACATTTTCAATAACTTGGTTTATATGCTCCATCTGCTGATTAAGCATATCCGCGGTCTGATCCAGCTTAATACTTGGCATTTTTACTGTGGGCGGTCCTCTTGTACTTGTACCCGATGATGCAGCATCATTAGTCTTACCGACATCAGAAGCGTCAGGAATGGAGCCGCTCGCCTTCGTAAACCGTTCCATTGCTTTAGTTAAGACACTGTCTATTTTCGCGCCAAGCTTTTCCACCTGAGAATCTATATTGTGGAATGTGTCAGTCATGGTTTTTTCTATCTTATCGGCAACTTTATCCGCTGATTTTCCCATATCTGAAAAATCGGCTATATCCTTGCCACTAATAGCATTTCTAAGCTGCTTCCCTACATTTTCTGCTGCTTTTATAATCTGGGATTCCAGACTGCCTTGTACTTCAAGGTCCAGACTTATCTTTCCTACGCTTTCGGACATAATTTTACCTTTCCGCACAGAAAAAAGCCCTCTTTACGTGAAGGCTTTTGCAAATATATCCTGTGCTCTTTTTACCAGCTCTTTCTTATCCTCTTCCGACATCCGATCAACAGGGTTGTGGTTATATCTCCATTCGTTTCTAATCCGGTGTTGATCTTTTGAAAAATATTTTAACTTGTCCTTATCCTCTTCCGCACGGATGCCAACAATAGAGCCTAGTGGCGTTTCTGGCATGATACCGGCAAGCAGTGTACAAAACTCTTTCCAATCCATTTCTGGTTCTTCGATAAGCCGGATATGGTATTGCTGTGCAAAGGATGCCTCTATTAACTCCCAGTCCTCAAAAACATCATACCAGGAGCCGTCTACTTTTTTTCGGCTTTCTCCTGCTCCTTCTCTTCAAGCTCCTCAAGCGTAATGCCATCGATCGCGGCGAAGATTACATTTAAGATTAGTGCGTAGCCCTCGACAGGTAGATTCAGGCTATCAATATACTCTGCTGCTTCGTCTCCCAGAGCAACCTTTACAACGCCGTCAATCATATCGTACTCGTCTTTGTCCTTGTCCTCGCTTATCGCCCGGATGAAGAGTACCGCACTTTTGCTTGTATTGATTTTGTATTCGTGAGTATCGTCAACTCTAACTACTGACTTTTCACGGATGCTGTTCATCCTGTTTACAATATCGTATGATTTTGCCATTAAAATTCCCTCCCTTAAGCTGCCGGTGTATAGTCCGGTTTGCCATCACCAATCATGTCAAACTCTAACGGCGCTACGCTGGTAGAGTCTCCGCCATTCAACGCCTTTACATCCAACACACAATTATATTCCAATTTTGAGCCGTCTGGGAAAGTGACATCTGCCTTTGTGCTACAGTCAAGACCGTCCTTCCAGGCTACATTTGCGACATAATCATTTCCGGGATCACCTATGTGCCTCTTCCCTTTCAAGCCCACAGAAAACTTTTTGCCCGTCATTAACGCGCTGCCCCAGCCGCTGGTAGTCATAGAAGTCCATTCTTCTACGCTGCCATCAATGGAAATTTCAAAGCTTTCCATGTCAGCGATCTCCACCATATCACTTTCGGTACTAGTTTTCCCTTTTGTACCGATTCTAAAAACTACCCCGTAAACGGGAAATACACCTAAACTTATCATATTTTTACCTGACCTTTCCTAAAATAAATCACACAGTTAATAACATATTCATAGATACCCTTGCTGTCCGTACCTACCCCCATGGGTTCTGCTGTACGGAAATCGATCATCACAACCTCTTTTCCGCCAATTACCGGATTCTGTCCATACAGGAGGTCAAATACCTCCTGAGCCTTTTCCTCCGCTGGCGTGGAGCTTGATCCCCAATGGATCAGTACAGACACTGCCTTCATGGCATATGAGGTATTCTTGACTCCTCCTATAGCAATGACCGGAGCCGGAGGGGCTGTGGGGTATATGCCTATACATTGCTCCTGATTGCCATCAATCTTTCCAACGTACCACCGCCCACAATCAATATGAGCTTTAAGGTAATCTTTTACATCTGACAACGTCACTTTACCACCCCTCTCGTATTCTGCTTATAGAACATAGAGAACGCTTTTTTAAAATAGTCTTTACGGTCTCCGTCAATATAAGACTGCATCCACATGCCCCGGGCATTCGGATTTTTATCCTGTCGGAAATTGTACTCCGGATGCCAGTATAACCTCCTCGCTTTCGGAACGTCATAAACGATCTGATATTTGCTGCGTTTCTGCTTCCGGACAAATGCGCTGCGTTCCAGCTCGCCGGTTTCTTTTGGTACTACCTGATCTGCAACAATTTGAGATTTCATGGCTTCCGCGGCTTGCTGTAGAGACGGCTCGATAGCATCTTGCAAGGTCTTTAGTGCGTCTTTGTCAATCGTGATTTTTATTTTCACATCCATCAGATCAACCTCAATTCGCAATAATTAACAGTGCTGTCAGGATTACGCGCTTTTGTCCCCGTGAATATGGTTCGCTGTACCCCGTACACATTTGCCGTACCACCGCTTATATTATCCACTTCGGGAGCGATATCCCCCGGAAACAATGCAATGCCGTTCAATTGCACAAGCTTTTTTTCAGCGGTCAGCACTGTTTTCGTAGTATCCTGATAGTTACATTGTAGTACCGCATCAAAACATATCAGTGGGCCGCCGTCCTCAGAAAGTCCTTCACGGTGGAGCACAACACGGATATCAGTCTTACATAGTTTCTTGGGCACTAAGCACGGATATCTCATAATCTCACCTCGCTAACCGGCAGCACAAGCTTGTCTGGGACAACAGCGCGAATACATCACGTTTCATAGCAATTCCCATGTCCGTAAAGACGTTCCACGAACTTCCAAACTGCGCCGACACGCCGTTAATGCTGTAACTTGATAAGATCGTGCTGATCTCGTCTGCATTCTCATATTCAAAGTCAGCCTGCTGGCAGACTACTCCACTGATAATCTCCCGCTGAAATGGTGTCAGTGAAGAAAATCCCCGGCCTACAATCCTGTTGTAGGTCAGGGAATCTATGTGTCTGCTGGACTGATTTAGCGCCCGGTTCAGTTCATCATCCGGGATGGTACTGCCGCCGTATGTTTCCCTGTAATACTCCGCAGTTGCATAGGATTCAAGGGGCATATTACGCACCGCCTTCCGGCTTGAATTCCTTAATCTTCTTCACTATCCCATTGACGGATGTAGCGTTTCCTATGTCGGCGCCAAGCAATGCCGCGTAGGCTTTGAGCATTTCAAACACACCGGATGTCCCAGAATTGACCTCGCCAGATGTTGCTTCCAGTTCATCTTTCAAGGTTTTAATTGCTTTTTCATGCTCTGCGAAAGTGATCTTCTTTTTCGGGGAGTGTTCTAACAGCTCCCCATCATCACCGTAGATATCATACCCCTCTTCCAGATAACGCTTTTTCATTTCTTCGTTAATCTGATATATTTTGTTCTCTTTCTTAGCTTTCATAATTACGCCTCCCTGTTGATGATACAAGCTTTTTCAAGTTCCTGGTCAAGCGCAAATGTTCCGTTGTACCTGCGGTTCTGGTACAGATAACAGTCCGTGGTCCGGGAATCATGGCCAGGGGTGAAAGTGTTAATGTACGAGTATTTCACCCGGGATACCTGGGCCTCCGGATCAACCAACATATAGTTGATCTGCTTCCCGGTTGCATCTGCCTGATAGCCTTCCGTGAAGTCATACGCCGTTTTAAATCTCTCAAGGGGCACTGTTATGATCGCGCCTAAATCATCCATGGAACGTACCCTGCGGTCAAGGGCATTGCTGCTGTTAACTGTTAGCGTGCGGTGTATTCCCTCCGCGTTTTTCAGCTCTTTTCTATAAGCCGCGGTACAGTAGAGGACACAACGGGACAACGGGACGCCAAGATTCTCAAACGCCTCGCAGTTATCGTCAAAATCATCCAGGATGTTAGCCCTTGTAATCGCGTTTGTGCGGATTTTTGATCCGACTCTTGCAGCTTCATAATACAACTTAGAGAATGTATAGCAATCCAGTTCCGGTATTGCCTGCATCTTCTCAAAACGAGCCTGAACGTTTGCGATAGATACGATCTGGTTTGTTTCATCCACATCCATGGGATCAATAAAAAATTCGATGTCCCGGTCATGATCTAATGATTTAGTTTCAAAATCATTAGAGTAGTTACCGCCGTTGAATCCTAAGGTTCTCCGGTTGTGGTCTTTATAACCACTTACAGAAAGCCGGGGCAGTTTAATATCCTTAGCCCCAATAATTTTAATATCGGAATTTGAGTGGTACAGTGCATCAGATGTTAAATCGTGCCCGTACATCTCTAAGATTCGGGTGTAGAACTGTGTTACATAACTAAGTATTGCCATTAAAATAATCCTCCTATTTTTTCTTAATTCCAAAAATGCTGTCCAGTTCTGCATCTACAGCACTTCCCTGTTGACCTTGGTTACCTGTTGCTCCTAACTGGACAAATCCAGTTCCGGAATTAGCTTGCGGCTTAAGTCCCGGTACAGCCTTTAGTACCTCTTCAAACGCCGCTTTGATTGCTTCATCACTTACTTTCCCATCTTGGCCAACCGCTTTACTCAGGTCCGCCATACGCAGCATGTAGGGGATGGTATTTGCATCCACGCCAAGGGATACGGCTACCATTGTTGCTGACTTCTCAATAGCTGCCTGCTGTGCAGCCGCCTGCGCCTGAGCGAGTTGGCTCTGTATTGCCGATATGTCGGGCTGTGCTGCAGCTTTCTGACTTTTAAATGCAGTCATTGCCTGCTCTGCCTCGTCCTGGCTGAGTCCTTGCTGCTTAAAATAGTTTTTCAGGGCTGTGTCTTCTTTAGCCGCCAGGGTCCCGTCAAGCATCCGTTGGATTTTCTGATAGTCAACCTGCGGCGCTCCCTGATCCGCGCCCGTACCTGTGCTTGCTCCCTGATCCGCGCCCGTACCTGCTGCGCCTGCTCCTCCTGCATCATCAGGAGAAAAAAATACTCGTAAAAATCTTCTCATTGTCATTACCTCCGTTTAAAGGGTGTCGCCCTGTATTCCGTTGTCATCAGTGTCACTGGTCACGCATCTTTTAATGTCGGTATCGTGTTTGGACAATAAAAAAACAACCTATTCGGCTGCTTGCTTCTGTGGTTTCTTTTCTTCATTCATCGGTTCCACAAAACTCAACAAACTTAATTGCTTACATCGTTCCTCACTGACAGAAAACACTTTTCCGGCTTCCCGAATCTCGTCCGCTTCCCTGTCGTAGAAACGTATTAATGCCTTAACCTTCACGCCTTCAGCACCTCCTTTTTGTCATCTACTTGATACCCTTTGTTTGCTCCCTGGTTCTATCCCTCCGCAGGTACGGATGCTCCGACAAATGTGTATTTAACAGCCCCTGGTACTTACTGACCTTTTCAGTAGCTGTTTTGATTTTATCTGGCTCAAGCGATCCGGCTGCTATTCTGCGCCACTCCCTTATCGTACGCTCTAAACTCCGTTGCTTCTGTTCTGCTGCATACCGTTTAATAGCTTCACCGTCATCAGGAACAGTAGGCAGGATTGTGATACCTGGAAAATATGTTGATATCGAATGGCGGCAGTTAGGATGTAACAGTCCGGCCTCAATGGCTTTTGACAGTAGAGGATACCCGGTTTCTTTCTCCAAATCTTCTGCCTTAGCTTTCACCAACCCAGAAAATACATCATCAATTAAGACTTTGCTCTGCCAAGGCTCGCATTTTTCGCAGGTATTTGCATGGGCTGAAACAAAAACAGTATAAATACCCATCTCAGCTCTCTTTTTTCCTTCACCTAAAAGGAATGCGCGGTGGGAAGCTGTCCGTAGTGCCATTTCTGCGTAGCTTGCAATATTAACCCGTTTTCCGTCACTGTATTCCACGCAGTTAATACCGGCTTTCAAAAACTCTTTGGTTGCCATATCAATGGCGGATTCCAGCGTCTTGGCACCAGAGGCCACATACACTGACGCTTTATATATTGTCTGCCTGTATACATCGTCCATCTTCCTCAGAGCCGCTGTCTGTGCATCCTTGAGGTCGTTGTTAACCGTATACTCCAAAGCCTTAATCTTTTTATCATTCATGTGGAAAAAGTCTTCTTCTTTTTTCTCTACCTGCTTTTCAAAAGGGGTATCCGTATCTTTTTTTTCTTCCGAAGCATGAAAAGGCTTTTTCCGGGTTATTGCGCTGGTTATGCTTTTTATCAACTTTTCAAATACGTTCTGCCCCTCTTTGTATTTTCCATTGATGGACTTTGTAACTGCTTTTTCTATGTCCTTGGAATAATCAGCTACAATTTTCTGATTCTCTTTTCTGTACTGCCGGAGGTTGCGTAGCTTTGCAGACTGCCACTGTTCCCACTTAAAGCCCTCCTTTTTCTCGTCTGCTTCATGCCTCTTTAATGTGCGCTTCATACTGTTTACGAGGTCCAGTTCCATCTGATCGAATATAGTCCTCAGATTGTACGCATCATCCCGTAGACTCATATTCATCACCTGTCTTCTGATCATATCCGGTCACGCTTGGTGGGTCTGTTTGTAATAAGCCCTGTTCGGATTTCAGCCGCGTAACCTCTTCTGTCTTCCAATCATCCTCTTTGCTGTCGCCATACAACTCATCTACACAGGCCTCAATACTCATGATACCTCCGGTCCTGGCCTTGGATACGGTTTCCACCTGGCTCTCAAAGGATGGGTTAGCGTACTCGCCAAACGGGATAGAGACCTCCACATCTTCCGTACTCTGGTTATTAAGCACGTGATAAGCATTGATAGCACTCTCCACCAAGTCCGGGAGCATTTCCTGTAGCGCCTCTACTATGGCATTCCGGGTGTACAGCGTTGCTTTTTCCTTCTCACGCTGGGCTTCCGCATTGTCCAGCTTTTTCATGTCAATTCCCAGCGTAGACGGGCTAATTACTCCTTGTAGGCATAAATCCAATGCCGTTGTGTAGGACGACAAATAGCTTTCAAACGGAATATCCGGCTGCGATATGTCAATTTGTGAGTCCTTATCTTCCGAAAATCCAGCCTTGATTTTGAGGAAACTGTTATCAAATGGGTTGGGCTTCATCAGTTCGCCGTTTTCAGCATTCTTAGGTATCAAATCCTCCGGAATATACTTTACCGCCCTCCCTTTTCTAAGGGCATCCATCCATTGACTCCACGACTCGTCAAAAGCGTCAAAATTGTCTAGCTTGCCATCAAAGATACTGCCGCCCCTATAATCCCATTTGGCGGAGTCAAACACCTTAAAAGGCACAGCAAGCATAAGATTTTTGTCAAACTCGTAATCCCTTAACGCGGCGGTAGGTGGGAATGTCTTGAAGTCCACCAGCATATTATCCTGGTATACCTCATTCGTGACCGTCCCATACCCATAATGCTCATACAGGGTATATACTTTATGCTCGTGGTCAATCCGGGTCTTGAATATAACTTTTTGCAAGCGCCCACTTCTGGTTATAAGTTCCACCCGTTCCCCAGGTACCCACTCAATCATTGGGTATTTGCTCACCTTGGTATCTATCGTGATCTTAAAAGCGCCGTCTCCGATGTACAGAGCTTCCTTTAACGCCCTCTCCACCACTTTCTTAAATGCGTTGTCCTCCTCTATCTCCTTCCATAACTGCCCCTGTGCCGGTGAATTGAATTCAAAGTCATTCATATCGGCAAGGACAATGGATGATAGTATTCGGACAATAAGACCTGGCAGCCCTGTGTGTATTTTCCGCATTTCCATGCCTGGCGTGCTCCTGGCAGCCCAGAACTTGTACTTGTCCGCGTAATCCGCTACCTGCTGGTACATCTGCTCAAGCTCGTTACTGTCGCCACGGTACCAGATACGGTTACGGATAGCACTTAACTCAAAGTCCAACACCTCATTGATCTGTATGGAGTAGGGACTGGAAGGCTGTATATTCAGCCATCCGCGTATACCCTTTTTTATTGAATCGCTCAATTTGTTAAATACACCCACTTTCTCACTCTCCTAACATCCCAGCATGTACATTGTCTCTGCTACGCCTGTAGTAGCGTCCTGCGCATCATCATGCTTATTTTCGCCTTCCCGTTGATACCGTATCATTGACCTGTAGTACTCCGGCCATTTATCATCCCAGTTTACCGGATAACATACATGATTCATTATCCATGTGGCATTGGAAAGTATTCTTGCCTTTTTGTTCTTAGACTGGTGGAACCACTTCACATCAGTGAAGTTACTTTTGTATTTTTCACCCAAAATCCGGCGAACATTCCGGGCAAAGCCGGAACCACCATTATTGCTTTCTATCCTGGACCGGTTTACCTTTAATTCATGGAATCGCTTGGCTGTTTCCGGTTCCGTTATCTCCATGCCTGCTTTGGTGTAATAGACATCCAGTATATAAGCCTCTTTCAGGTATACCCCCCAAATGACGGAGCATAAGTAGTCAGCACCCTCATCTGCTGTATCTGTATAGCTGTAGATACCCTCAAATAGACTGTTGCCGCTATCATCGACAGGCAGCCTGGAATACGTCTTAAAACTGGTATACAGCCTGCCTTTGAGGTCAATCGGCTCCTGCTGATAATTCGCAGATGCTATATCAGCTCCCATGGACCTTATTTTGTTTTCATAGGTCTTCCGGGAAAGAATATCCTCACACAACATCGTACCGTCATCCTGTAGGGCCTTCATGGTCACATGGCGTACTTTCGTGCCTATTTCCTTAAAGTGTTCCAACGCCTTGCCTGCAAGGTCATCACTCGCCCACCGGGTCATGATTATTATGATCTTGCCGCCCTCTTCCAGACGGGAAAGCATTGTATTGACAAACCACTCCCAATGTTTCTCCTTGGTCAATTCGTTGCTGGCTTCCTCTGCGTTCTTGATCAGGTCGTCAATGATAAGCAGTGATGCACCGAAGCCGGTAGCGGTTCCGGTCGGGGATGTTGCCAGGTAATTATTATATCCACCCTCAAGGCTCCACAGGTTCATGGCACCGTCACCACGCTTTATTCTGACCCCAGGAAACACGTCAGAAAAGACAGGCCTATAAATATCTGCCTTCTCCTCTTGGATGTCGTTCCTGACGTTTTTGGAAAACATAGTGGATAGGGTTTCATTGTATGATCCAGTCATGATTTTGGCGGTCTGGTCTTTCCCCAATACCCATTCCACCAGTAGACCTGCTGTACGGCTCTTACCGTGCCTTGGAGGCTCATTTACAATCATTACATCCTCATCCGATATGAGGAACTCCTGGAACTCATTACACAACTGCACAAGGTAGCTGCGGTCCTTTTTATAAAAGTCAGGGGCCTTCAGGTTGCAGTAAAAAAAGAACTCACGTCTTGCGAGTTCTAACTTTGCGCCCAGATCAATTAATTGCTTATCCATCGTCTATCAACTTCTTTAACTGCTCTGTGGTTAGACCAGCAAATGGATTATTTATACTCACATCCCCCGACAACTCCATCTTATCTTTGAACATACCCAGATGCCTCCCAAGAAGTTCCAAGGCCTTACCCTTGTCATTCAATTTCACTTCGATCCCGTTCGCGCCCTCCTTGATACCTGCGATAGCTCCAATTTTATCCTTGGGAATATCAGCCGTGGATTTGATTTTCACTTGTCCGGCCTCTATCCTGACGTAGTCAGTCACGTCAGCGAAGCCTATTGTAGCAAGCTCCTTCAACACTTTATCTTGGGTGACCCCTGTACGCTTCTCGCGATCCTTCATGCGTTTCTGGATTTCACCCTGAATGTCTGGTTTTGTTAGGTTCTCGTTGCCTATTTTCCGTGCTGTTTTATCTGAATACCCTGCTCTTGTGGCCGCCTGTGTGGCATTCAAATCAATCAAGTATTCTTCTACAAATCTCTGCTGTTTTGGCGTCAGTGCCATCAGGCTCACCATCCTCTCTCTTTTCTCCACATAAGAAAACACCCATCTGGCAATAACCAGACAGGCATCTTCTTGAAAGGAGTTTACGAATGAAATCATTTAGCCAATTCGACTTGATACCATATTAACATATCGAAACGGGACATGTGGGACATTCGGGACAAACTTTATATTTTTTCCATAAATCTTTGAAATTCTTTTTTTAAGCTGTCACCCGTTGCTTTTCTCCCCAATATATCGGCTACTTCCTCCCACGGTAACCCCTCAAAATATTTGTATCTTATGATCCGCTGCATCCTCAGAGGAACCGTATTCATGAATTCATCCACTTGGATTTTTACTTTTTCGGCATTGGCTTTACGCTCTCCAAGAAGCCTTTCGCTATATCTAAGATGGCTGTCATCGCCAACCGTGAAAGTAGTTCCCTGAATTCTAAAATGCTGTTCCGCATAAGGGAAATTTTTCATTGATCCTTTAACGTTCGTTTGTATTATCGTGCGCTTTTTCCTATTCAATTTTTTTATATCCTTTTCCGTCTCCTTAATCAGCTCGCAGGCGTCTATGTAATCCTGCAATATGTTTTTGTCCAAGTAGTTTACCTCCCTTTTATTGTTTACCGGCCCATATGGCAGCCACAATTATAATTATCACTTCAACCAATATTGTGGCGACCACGCCACACCAAAATGGGTTTATATACATGTGTTTTCCTCCTCTATCATTTCTATTTCTGAGATTGCCAGATATATTGGATAAGCCTGATACGGTACAACCGCATTACCTAAACACTTAAGTCTGTCCACTCTATTGGGAATCCCATAAGCCATTCTACCCATGCCGGGTTCAACTGCCCACCAACCACCGTTTGCAAGTCCGGCGAGCCCTGTCGCGTTTTCGTTTCCGTTTTCGCTGGGCTTTTGTAGCTCCGACTGAGTGGCGTTGGCCATATATGCACCGCATCCGCAAGCCCTAAACTGTGGCTGCTCTTCCCATCTTTTGTTATCCTCCGGCCATTCTCTGTCAACTCTATCCCGTGATGTTCTATTTCCTGTGTCGTTGGTGTTGGCCACATGTATACCGCATGATGCAGACTTACCGCATGACGGCCATGGGCGGCTTTTCTTAGTTTCGTCCCGTCTCGATGATTCTGTGTGTCTGGCGTTGGCCACAAAAAAGATTCGCTCTCTTCTGTGCGGCGCTCCGACAGCCGCAGCTTCATAATCAAAAATCCCGATGTCGTAGCCTTCACGCTCCAAGTCCTTGCAAACGTCATCCGCGGCAATTCGCAGGATTCCAGGAACGTTCTCACCAAGTACCCAACGTGGCTTAAGCTCGGTGATAACCCGGAGCATTTCTGGCCAGAGATAACGATCGTCCCCTTTGCCTTTTTGCTTTCCAGCCACGGAAAAGGGTTGACAGGGGAATCCTCCGCTGATAATGTCAACTGTCTGTAATCCTGTTCGTTCTCTAAAACTTTCCGCTGTAACATCTCTTATATCCCTCCATCTTGGCACGTCCGGCCCACTCTGCTGCAATGTCCAGTCCTCCAATACCTGAAAATAATGACAAGTGTGTTAGCTCTATATTTTTCATGCTTTGACTCCTTTCCTGTTTTAATTAACATGTTTAAGATTTCTAAAATTCCGCTCATAGCCTGGCGGTAATAGTCCTTTTCCGTCTCTGCACTTTTCGCCTTTTTCATCTTCTCTTGTGCACGTGTCAAGTAAAAACTTACTGCGGTGGTTATATCTACAGTTCTTGCACTTTCTGCCCGTTAATTCTTCAAGTACCTTTTTCAATTCTTATTACCTCCTTTACGTAAGGGTAAATATACCTTTTCGCCCTCCTTAAGTCTTCCGTGTCTGTCAAAATGCATATGCCACGGCAACACCCTTTTAACATGGACCGTCTTAATGTTTAGGTACCACTCTTTATATTTTTCCACGCATCCTCCTATAGGTTTTCATCCAGCCAAGCTATTTCCTCCGGTGTCAGTCCGTACTCTTCTGCCACCAACCGGGATAGCAGTAACTGGTGTGCCTGCCACTTGCTCATGTTGCTGTCCTTTGTGTATCTAGCTAAATAATCATGATACTCTTTCATGCAGTCTTCGCTTTTTACTTCATCCATCCTTAACCCTCCGTTAGAATAACAATACATTTCAGATAAAAATTTTTATCTCTTGTCCCCAGGCTACCCTTTTTCTTAATCAGGTACCTCTGCAAATCCTCTAGCAGTTCGGGGGAGTCACTACGCCGAATCAGTTCAATCAGTTTCTTAAAAGCCTGTAAATTCCTGCTTTTAAGAAATCTATCGAAATTAATGATCATGTGACCTTTCCCCCGGTTATAATAAAACCCCAATATCATCCTTAATCCTCCTTATCCTCGCCTTAAGGCTCTCCATTACCCAGTTCTGGACGTCATCCTTTTTCTGCAATGCTTTCATGACATCTTCGTCCCGGGTATCCTCGCAGATCAGGTGGTGAATAATTACTTTTTCCTGCTGTCCCTGTCTGTGAAGTCTTTTGTTCGCCTGAGTGTATAGTTCATAGTTCCAGGTAAGTCCGAACCAGATCACGTGATTGCCACCTTCCTGTAGGTTCAATCCATAGGCGCTGCTTGCTGGGTGGGTAAGCAGGATATCAATTTCACGGCGGTTCCATGCGTCCTCATCCTGTGTAGTTTTCAACTCCTTTACCCTTAGGCTGCTTTTTTCCAGTGCTGTCCTGATACGCGCCTTGTCATGCTGGAAATTGTAAAATACAAGTACTGGTTTCCCCTGTAGGGATTCTATAAGTTCCAGAAATGCCTCTATCTTGCACGTATGCACTTCATGAAAGTTGTGGTCCTCATCGTATATGGCGCCGTTTCCAAGTTGCAGGAGTTTATTACTTAGTGCCGCGGCACTGGTAACACTGATATTATCATCAGCCTCCGGAAGCTCTAGTACCATTTTACGTTCCAGATCGTTATACGCCTTTCTTGATTTCTCATCCAAGATCACAGGTATCTCGTGGTAGGTGATGTCCGGAAGCTGTAAATAATCCTCTGCCTTCATGCTGATGCAGATGTCAGATATTTTTTCCAGAATGCTGTCCTCGCTGCCGGGCTTTATCTTGTAGTTGTATATCACGTTATTGCCCCGGTCTCCCGGATCAAAATACCGCTCGCGGAAGTGTGTATACCTTTTCCCCAGTCGTTCCCCATCATCCAGGAGGAATATCTGGGCCCACAAGTCATTTAGCCCGTTTGGTGACGGTGTTCCCGTCAGCTCCACGATCCTGTCAATATGGCTGGTTACACTGGCCAGTGCCTTGAACCGTTTTGCCTTGTGACTCTTGAAGCTGCTGGACTCATCTACAACCACCATGTCAAAGGGCCAGGAGTTCCGGTAATAATCTACCAGCCATACAACGTTTTCCCTGTTGGTGATATAAATGTCCGCTGGGGTGTTCAGGGCCCTGATCCGTCTTGCCGGACTTCCCAAAACTTGTGATACTCTTAAGATTCCCGTATGGTCCCACTTGTCCTTCTCCTTGGTCCATGTGCCCTCTGCAACCTTTTTAGGGGCTATGATCAGAACCTTGCGAACCTGGAAGCGGTCGTACTTAAGAATCCGGATGGCGGTCAGTGTGGTAATTGTTTTCCCTAATCCCATATCTTGAAATATCCCGACCCTTTTTGTGTTCAGAATCTTATTTATGCTGAACTTTTGATATTCGTGCGGTTTGAAAATCACGTGGCGCCACCTCCTTTTTCACAAGCCATATTTATGGTCAATTGCTTTACTGGTACGCTCATACCCAAGGCCCAGGAAGAACTGGCTTACGCCCTTAATGCCATAGACTACATTTACGTTCTGTCCAAAGTCTCTGAGTCTATTAATCTGCACCTTCTGTAGTGCGCTCAGTTTGCCTTTATCTGTTTTCAGTTCCAAGAATATAGGCGCCCAGAAGGGGAAAATCACAATTCTATCAGGCACCCCATCATTGCCGGGGCTTACCCACTTGTAGGCCCTACCGCCCAACTTCTTTACTTCTGCTACTAAAATTTTTTCTAGCTCGCTCTCTTTCATGCCTCTCCTTCTCTGCACCCAAAAACCCAAATCCCTACACGTGTGTATGACGTATCGTGTACAGGTAACGTAGGCGGCTACGTGTGTGCCTAATTTCTATATTTATAATAACTATATATAGTTTTTTGGGTATGTTGGGTGTTTACTTAATTTTTCTAGTGTTTCTGCGGCTTTCCGCACCCCCAAAACTATGGACAAACTCATTTTTTATTGGGTGCGTTGGGTGTTGCCCATTTTTACACAGTACCCAAACTCAATTATTGGGTGAGTACATCTTGGGTGCACCTCTCAAAACCTCTTTGGTTACCAAATGGTCCGTATTTCCGCTTGTCCTTATTGCGCTGCCAGCCTTTCATATTCTGCAGAATACTATTTATCTCCTGACTGTCCGTGCGCTTCATATATTTGACGTCCCCACCAAAGCACTCTACCCATATTTCTGCTGTGCAGACTTTTTCACGTCTTACGAGTGTCACCCCGTCTGGCGCTATCCCGTTTCCCCAGAACATTTTACGGTTCTGTAAAGATACACGATCCCAGTTTGACGGTATTTCCTTTTCAAGAAAATCATGGATCATACCCTCCCTTCCGGACAATTCCCTATGCTGTTCCTGCTGCTGTGCTGCCATATCTTCTATATCCTTAGGGAGGTACAAATTTTCACCGAATGACCAATAGCAATAGGCTTCTGCCCATATCTGGTCTACTTCACCGGGTAGATCATTCCAGATTGATTTTTTCGCTGTATGTACACCTACATCAACCGGCCAGAACCTGCGGTTTCCCGTTGCATCCTTCAGAAAATCGTTATCATTACTAGTTCCGAAGAACACACAGCGCCGGGGATATTTTTCCGTTCGCCGTCCATAGGCCGCACGGTATATGTCATCCGTCTTACTCAGAAACTGCTTAATTGTATTAGTCTCCTGCTTCGTCATTGCTGTTAGTTCGCCTATTTCATTGATCCAGATGCCTTGTATCAGTTCTGCTGCTTCCTTGCCGGCAAATGTCGTCAGGCTGTCGCTGAACCACGATTTTCCTAAAGCCGATAAGAATGTACTCTTACCGATTCCCTGTGGACCTGTAAATATAGGCATATAATCATATTTGACGCTGCCAGCAACTGCTCTTGCTACCGCGGCGCAAAGGGCTTTCCGGATGACGGCCCTTGTATATTCATTATCATCCGATCCCAGATAATCTGATAAAAGGGTATCCAGACGTTTCACGCCATCCCAGGTCAAACTCTTAAGGTACCGCTTTACGTCATTGATACGGTTCCGGCTGCTGACAATAGTCAGGGCGTCATCCAACTTATCTCTTCCGGTGATCTTATAATAGATTTCCACGTATCTGCGAAGCTCTGCGTCATCCGCTTCTGACCACCACCGCTTTTCTTCTCGCGTATCCCACGGCAAGGAACCTAAAACCATGCCTCTGTTTGCGAATTCATCCAATGCTATTTTACATTTGAGCAATGGATCATTCTCAAGTATGATAACTACATTATTGATGGATTTCTCAATTTTTCCATTGCCGTCTTTCGTTAACAGGTTCACCCACTCAAGATTGGGGATATCCTGTTCTGGCGCTGAAAACGCCTGCTGTGCCTGTTCAAACCGTTCTACCGTTAACAGATCGCTCACCGGCTTATCTTCCCTTGCCAGCTTGCTCATAGCCACATAAGAGGGCAATTTATTGACCGGCGTTCCCTCTTTTGCAGCATTATCCTGATCGGCATACATATGGAGACGGATCAGGTCAAATGCATTCACTAACAGTCCGGAACAGGGGTCTGTTGCATGGTGGGAGTAGAGGAACATATCCCCGTCATAGACTACGGCACCACCGGCGGTAGAGCCGCCTGTATAGGTGTAACGCCCCGGTATGGTGGTTTCCTCGTACATTCCGGGGATAAACCTCTCCATAGCCTGTGTTACCGTGTATGTGCGGCAGAATGCGCCTATGATCCCCCTCTTTGCTGCCGGGTCCTCCTGCTTTGCCAGTCTTCGCCGTTCCACCGCATCACTGCCAGGCACCTGAGGCCATGTGGTTACATCCTGCCAGTCCGCGTACATCCCCAATAGCCCACCAAGACTACAAAACGGCTTATCATACACCTCATAGACGTATTCCCCGTCAGCGCAGCAACTGGGCATGTACATAAGCCTGTTTGCCTCGAAGGTTGTGGGATCGCAAAATTCAATGCCAATTAATTCGGCCAGTTTTCTGGCAGTCGGTTCATACTGATCGGCTGTACAGGTCTGATCAAGTGGTATGATGATGCGCAGCCTTGGAGCATATCCGGCATGTTTTCGGGTGCTGTAGATGGCAGCGCCGCACCCCAGTCCATCTACACGCCTCAGGACGTCACTTGCACCACCGGCCGGGATATTGTCAAGGTCAAGCGTAACAAGGTCTCTCCCCTCTACGTAAGAGGCTTTCCGGCGGTCTCCTGTAAAAGTCCCTCCTACAAATCCCCCTACGTCCTTTAGGTTATCCTGGGCCGCTTTTGGCATAGCCAGGTACTGTTCCATGGTTTCCGTGCTGCGGACGGGAATCCGCAGGCGTTCCACAAATTCGGTCCACATGATTTCACTTTTTGGCCAGGTGACAGCGTTCCGGCTACCGGCCGTACTGATACGCAATTTTCTGTTATTCTGCACCGGTTACCTCCCTAGTCTTTCATGTAATAGTCATTTTCAAATCCAGCGCCTTTTAAAATAAGCCCCGGCGCCCATTCAATCGGTTCTGCCATCAGCGCGCATACATCGTCAACGCTGGCATTCATGGGTGCATCAATGATCACTTCGTCATGTACATGCATAACGGTTCTATATCCTGCATCTGCTACTCTATTGAGGGTAACAGCCAGACAGTCCCTGGCTATCGCCTGTACAATGTTTTCTGTCAGCTTGCCACCATACGTAGAAGTTACCTCCCACTTTTTTGTTTTTTGTCCGACCGTAAAATAATGGACTGCGTCTTTGCCAAACTGATTTTCTTTCAGGAACGGCTTCGGATAAAACAGCTTTCTGCCTGACGGAAGCCGTATAGTGAGGAATGACTGCCCGTATACCAGGTCACCCTCAAGCGCAAAGATCAGCCCATATATCGCCTGTGCCTGTGCTGTCTGCATTACTGCAAGGGCTGCCTGTTCCACGGCGTACCATAGTGCCACGATCCGCTTATTAGCTTGCCGCCACCTTGATACGATGTCCGGCAGCTCATCCTCTGACAGCCCCATGACCAACGCGCCCATAGATATCAGTGCCGGAACAGAACCTTGGTAGCCAAGCGCAAGAGTTGCCACCTTGCCTTTCTGTCTCAGTTCATACTCCGGATTACCTTTTGTAATCTTCTCAATCGGTACATGGAACATCTGCGCTGCTGTAGCTTCGTATATCTTTCCGTGTGTGGCGAATACCTCATTAACCCACTGTTCACCGGCCAGCCATGCGATCACACGGGCTTCAATGGCGCTAAAATCCGCAACGATGAACTTATTACCCTCTGTTGGAATGAAAGCCGTTCTTATGAGCTGTGACAGTGTGTCAGGCACGTTGCTATACAGCATCTTAAGACCGTTGTAATTCTTTTGGATTACCAGTTTTCGGGCAATATCCAGAGTCTTAAGGTAGTTACGGGGAAGGTTCTGCATCTGTACCAGTCTGCCCGCCCAGCGACCGGTCCGGTTGGCACCATAAAACTGCAGCAATCCACTCACCCTATCCCCCGGTCCTTTTGCCGCCATCATGGTTGTGTATTTTTTTATTGATGTTTTGCTTAACTGTTGTCTGAGCTTTAACACCCGTTTGACATCATCGGGAATATCCTGCTTGAGTACTTCCTCCACTGTTGCTTTTTGCAGGTTTTCAACCACAACCCCTTTTCCTACAAGCCACTCAGATAGCTGTTGATTACTGTTAGGGTTATCAAGACCAGTGATCTGTGTTGCCTGCTTTGTCAGCTCCTGGTTACTGATCGCGTCTATATATAGAGCCCCTTCAATCAGTTCTGTGTCAACCTTGATTCCGTACGCGTTCGTTAGGATATCCATCTGCCACAGCTTTTCCTCTGCTTCCGGGACCTGGAACATGTTTAATCTGCTTAGTATCTCCGTCTCAGTTACAACATCCTGGAGGTTATATTCTTTGAATAGCAACCACTTATCAATGTCGTGTTTCGGTAGGTTCCACTTACGACCGCCGTTTGACTGCGTTGGATTGCAAGGGGTACAGAAATATTTGATCAATGCTTTGCCGGTTGTAAGCTTCTGCTTATCCTGGGGTAGCCCTATAGCTTTGCCTGTTGCATCCAGGCCAACCGTATATCCGCAGTAGAGACCGTGAAACATAGTGCATCGCCACTGATCTATCGGGGTATAATAACCTGCACGGTTTAAACAATACCACTCAAAAGCGGCATTGTAGGCGTGCTTGATGACCTCCGGATTATCAAACATATTCACTAGCCAAAATGGGATTTTTTCGCAACAGGCAAGGTCAATTACCCTAACTGAGTCATCGTCCCACTTAAAAGCGAACAATAAGATTTCAAAATCCTCCGACTGTGCGTATTTGTAAGCCCCGGCAGTAAGGATATCCACGCTGCTGCGCGTCTCTATATCTATGCTTAAATGGTGCATGTATCTGCCTCCTGTTAGGGGAGGGGCCGAAGCCCCTCACAATTAATTGGGTAATCCGGTAATAGGATTGACTTGCGCTGTGTACTGCTGTACATATTGCTGCTGTGGTTGAACATATTGCTGCTGCACATATTGCTGCTGTGGTTGAACATACTGTTGCTGTGGTTGTGCTGCATACTGCTGAGGCTGTGGAGCGCCCCCAAAAACCTGTGCTGCTGAGACAGAGCCGCTGCTTAATGGCTCGCCATCACGCCTCTTCATCACGGGTCCAAGTCCACACCCGACCCCCTTCTTACTGCCAAAGGTATAAGGGAAGAAATTTACGTTTACATAAGCGTAGATGCCACTGTAAATTTCTGACTGGTTGATAATAGGGCTACCATCTGCGCCCACTACCTCAGGTGGATAATCTGTCTTAGCACTGGCCGTAAACACCCAATGGCCCTTACACTCCGGTCCGAATGGCATCCCATCAGACGGCCGCACGCCATCCCCATCGTACACAGGCGTTGACAGCACTGGCGGCTTTACGCCGTTCCACTTATCAGACACGCCTTTTGCTTTGGCTGCTTCGATCGCAGCATTGATCCGGCCCATTGTTGCCGCGTCAGTCTTCGGTACCAGCACCGTACAGCTGAATTTTTCTTCCTGCCCTGGTTGAAGGGCGTATGGTTTGAATAAATGTACATAAGACAATCTCACTTCACCTGTTGTTACTCTTGTTAAATCTTCTATCATTATTATTTCTCCTCCTTGAACGCTTCTGCTGCGCTGATTTTATTAGTTATTGCTTCACGTTTATCTGATTCCTTTGCCAGTGCTGGCTTGCCTGTTGCTTTTACTACATAACTGCCTACACATTCGGTAAAATCTTTCTTACCAACTACCTTTTCCACTTGAGCAAATGACAGCGGATTTTTCTCCCACAGGATGGCCTCATTGATTCCGCTTTTTTTGAGTGCCTCAAAAGCCTTGTCCATGTCCGTCCATTCTCTTGAGCCACGACCTTCAACCGCTTTCCACCCGGGTATCTCCATACCTGCCAGGCATTGGGCTAGAGCATACTCCTGTAGGTCTTTCAGCCATTTGGCTACATCCTCTCCCACTCTCAAAAATTCCCCGACTTCTTCATTGGTTATGAGAGGCGGCTTTCTGCCTGCAAAGAATGCCAGTTTTACATTTTCTTCTGCACGTGCCCGGCACTGCCCTCTTGCCCGACAATATTTACAGGCCTTTGCGCTGGGGACACAATCTCCGGTTCCTGATATTGCAAGTGCTGCGCATTCTTCTGCGTATTCCCCAAACTTAAGTAGCTCTTCCAGGGTGCACTCCCACTCAGAAATCCCATCCGGCAGCCGCGGCTGTATAATTGACAGCCTGACTTTTTTGATTGGGTACAGCATCTTGTAGGTTACATATGCACCAAGGGCATACAGCATCATCTGCGGATTGTTTTCAGCCGATACACGTCCGTCAGGACTCTTCCCATACTTGAAATCAATAATGTGTATGGTGTCTCCGGATATCAGTATGCAGTCCGCTGTACCAAATCCGTCCGGAACATACACGCTAAAATCTACCCTCTTTTCTATAGCCACATACGGCGAACATTTGGATTTCAGTGCCGTAGTCTTGACATAGTCCAGATAATCATCTGTGTAACCTTGCATTTCATCCTGCCAGAGTTCGTGCTTTTTTAATTTGTTGATGGCAGAGGTTAATTTCCTTTTTCCAAAATCCACGGAATAAAAGTAATTCCGTACTTTCAGCTCTGCTAATTCGTGGGCAAGTGTCCCCTCTTTCGCGGCATCGGACGTAGTATCCGGAAACTGTTCCTCAAGTAGGGCACTGCCGGGGCACGACATCCAGCGGTGTGCCCCCGATGCGCTAAGTAGCGCGTGTGATCTTTCAGCGTGTCCCATTATATCTGTGCCCCCATTCCCCTTAGGTCCGTGGCAAAAGCCCCGTAAAGGTTAGTAGGCAGTGAAGGTAGCGCATCCACTTGGTATTTTGCGAGTAGCTGCTGTAAGTCTGCCTGTCTCCCGGCGTCCATCAGCGTCATGGCTGCACGCGCCAGATCATCAAGGGTGTAGCTTGCTACTGTCGTGGGAACTACTGACGGCTGCAGTTGCTGCGGTGTGGTAACCGGTACCTGTTGTACAGGCTGCTGTTGTACAGGCTGCGTATTGGGTATCACCGGGTTTTGGCTGTAATCTCTGCAACCGCCTTCCGTATCATAATTTGATGTAACCCGTACAGGTGCAGCGGATTCCTGTACTGTTGTGGTTACTTCTTGAGGTATCGCAGATACCTTTCCACCCAGTAATTTCTTTGCAAAATCCTCCATGTCCTCGAAGTTGTCAAAAGTAACATTGATCGTCATAAACTTACCTCCTGTAATTTTTCTATAAATGATTTTAATTCGCTCTTTGTGAATGTAGTGCCTTTTCCCATCTTGGAACGGTCTTCATTCCAATCCCGGATATCATAGACCGGGTCCCTTCCGAACCAGCTAATCTGATTCAACTCCTTGTGCCAGCCGCTGTTTTCAGGCGGCAAGGATACTAGTGTCTGCTGTATTTCGTAATTACTCATCGTCTTCCTCCTGACAATCGCACCTTTCTCCTGGATCCAGGTACGCGCCGCGATATTTACATATTTTAGGCACCATTTACAATTGTCCTCCTTTGTTGTAAAATGTAGTTGTGTTTTAGTTGCCCCTGATGGAGTGCCAGCTCCTTAGGGGCTGTTTTCTTCAAAACCGGTTATCTGGCCATTCTCAAGAATGACTCTTGTGCCTTCCGATATGTAGAGGTCAAGGCAAGCCCCAATTGTGATCAGATTATAATTCATCTGTTATTCCTCCTTTCTTTGATAGTTGACGTATTTACTGGATTTCAGTACATTCACTGATTTCAATGATTTCACCCAGCTTACTCCCACAGTCAGGGCAATATTTATAATCTGTGTTAGTTATATCTGTACCGCAGCAATGCGTAATAAAATCATCATTTTCAGTGTGGTACACCGCTGTTATCCGTTCCGCTTTCAGGATGTCTGACATATGCTTATTCATCTCACATCTGCCACATATCTCTTTCAGTTTCTCCTGATCTGCCGCCTCATTCGGGTACCGGCACAAGGTGTCACAGACATGTCCCTTCATAGATTCCAGTATTTTCAGTAATTCATCCACAAGGTTTCTATCCTCCTTAAATTATTTTGTGCTCTGGCCGGTAGTTGTACCTTGCGCCATCCAGACAGATACTCCTCGTACAGATCACAGTCATATCCTGACAGCATTATCATTGCTTCACTGTCACAAACTGTCTCAAGTAGCACTCTGTGGCCCAGGTCAGACATTTCATGCCGGTACATCTTCCGTCCTCTAGTTGATAACACATAGGGTGGGTCTAGGTACATAAGGACGTTGTCATGATTAAACGCCTTTATCAGTTCCAATGCTGGACGGTGCTCGATCTGGACATTTTTCAGCCGGTCTGCTATGGCTGCAAGTTCCTCCGGCAGCCGGTTCCAGTGTCTGACCGCGTATGCAGCTTCACGGCCGTACACATCTTTCTTCCACCCACAGTTATCTGTTAAACGGAAGCCGTGGCTCTGCATGGCCCTGACTGCAAAGTATCCTGCCTGCTCTATACTTGATTGCGGTTCACTCCGGCACGCCTCGTCATAGATTTCACGACTGTACGGGGTGTATGTAAGCCACTCCTGAAGCTCTAACCGACTTTCCGGATTTTTGATTGTCCGGAAGAAATTAATCACATCACTGTCCAGATCATTTATAGTCTCAATCCTTGCTGGCTCTTTTGCGAACAATACGGCGCCGCCACCGCAGAATGCTTCAAGATAGCTGTGATGCTCCGGCATGTACTCTAATATCCACGGGGCTATTCGCTTTTTACCGCCAGGGTAAGGTAATACTGTATTCATTAACGTGCTCCTTTCTTTGGTTATTCTGCGTAACTTCTTTCCTCAGATAGATATTCGTTTAGGTCGTCTATCACCTCGCCTGCCATATCTATTTCCGTATTAACCTCCCATTGTTCCAGTGAAGCAAGGAACCATTCCAAGCCCATTTCTCTTATATTTTTTACCAAATCTGGCATCTTGTCCCTCCTTTGCTTTAGCCAGTAAATTTTAAAGACCTATCAAATCAGTTATTTTCTAAGCGATCTGCCACATAGGGGGCAGAAATTGATATCCAGACTTTTCTCTGTGCCCGAATCACAACGTGTGTCAACCCAAGTATATATTTGGGGGTTACTGCCTAATTTTAGGGACACACGGGCTCCCATACCATAGCCCAGTGTTTGGCATCTGATAGATAGACTTCTTTGTCCCTCGTTCGGATGTTGGCACCTGCACAATAATCCCTTTTCTATTAAATGCTCAGTTTCATGGTATTCCATCAATTCTTTATTTTCTGTCTTGAATTCACAACATTCGCACGCGAACATTACATTCTGTCTCATTCCACACCGCCATTAAATTTTATTTTTAGTCATCTAAATTCACCCACCACTTTAAAACGATTATAAATACCCCAACACCCAATAATACATAACACCATGCAGGCGCTGATAAATGTATTAAAATCCATAGTAGAAGTGCATATCTAATCATGTTTGCTCCTTTCTCGCCTAAATTTTAATTCCTTGTATTCCTTGTATTCCAGGCATTTATAACCCTTTGTTCGTCTTCCATTAAGTAAAAGCAACTACTCATAATCCCTTGTATCTCTTGGGACAGGAAACAGCTTTTTTTGTGCTGTATTTCCAATCTGCTGTTGTGGATTCGTGAAGGCATAACACCGCAAAACGGACATGGTGTTTTTATAGATTTTCTGTCATACTTGTTCTTATCGACACAGTCCCAAGAACAGGGAAATTCACTACATTCGGTACATGGATTTTTCATGTGGCTCCTTTCTTGTATTAGCAACTGAATTTTAAGTTGGCTGAGTAGCGCATTTAGATTCTTCTTCTGTGAGAAAGATGGTTCTTCCAAATTCAGTAATTGGCGCGGATGATTCAACCCCAGCCATTGCGTATTGTACATAAGCACAATCTTCAGGATAACCATCTTCATACTCGCAATCATCTTCACCTGTCATCCTTCCAATTCGATACCCAATAACAACTTGTGCACTTGAAGGGAAATATGTATCATATACAACCCCACCAATGGGTACCGGCAATTTCAATGAGAATTCTTTATTTTTCACTGTTTATTCCTCGCTTTCAAGGCTCTGGCCATAACCTACTATTATCTCCTCCTGTTAGGCTCTACATACCTGGTCCCGTTTTTGGTGACTATCTTGCCCGTACCCTTTTTCAGCATATTTGCCGCTCGTACCATGTTATCCCAATCACGTATAAGCCAATCAGGGATATGGACTTTTGTTTTTTCTTCCTGTTTCACTCGCTAAGTTCTCCTTTCTTTTATGCAGTACTGCATTTCCCTTCAACTATTCTGTAAATTTCCCTACTGACCGACATATCCAGTCCGTATTTGTCTTTTACAGCCATGAGCTCAACAGTGTCATCAAGTATGGATTGCCTATCAACCAGCATGTCAGGGGACATATCCCCTTTTTTGATCATTTTCGGGTATCCGTATTTGGTGGAAACAGCTTTGTTTGATATAGTATTAGCTTTGATAAAATCCACCCTGACAGGCTTATCCAGTGACTTGTTTAGCTTTGACATAGCTTCTTTTTGATGATCCTTGTCCAGCATCCGGAATATCTGAAAACCTTCTAAGCCGGTTGCCTGACGAAGCTGTTTAAGTACGTTGAACACCCACTCTTCAAAGTCTTCTGCTTCTGGCTTATGTGAATTCATGATTGCTTTGTAGATTCCCGGCTCTGAAAGGGTAACTACGTCTTGTGTACCGCCAAGGGTGCTCCATTTTGCGGTACCCTTGTATTTAGGTTTTAATCTCTTTGTCAGATTATCCGTTTTTGCATACCCCAGTGCTACAGCTACGTCTTTAGCTACAGCCCACCACTCGCCATTCTTTTCCACGAAGCGGATGCTATAGCCGTTCCATATTTCTATTTTCGTGCTGCTTTGGTGTGTTAGATGATTAAATGATTCCACCTATTTATTTCTCCTCTCTGCTTTGTCCGGCGATTCCTGATTATGCCGGTTCTTCTTTGGGATCCTCTTTTCTTCTGCAACCAAGGTATGTAACTTGTACATTCTCAGTGCGTGATACAAGGTCTGCCATGAATTTAAATATCAAATCTGGATTTGGTTCCGCACTACCCTGGATTTTTAACTGTTCTATTGGTTTCAGTGGCGTTTACTCCTTTCTGCTTGATTTTCCTGTTATTTCCACGTATACTGTAGGTACAGGCTATTCGTAGTAGCCAAGTACAGAAGAAAGGAATTATAATAGTGGAAATTAATTTTTCTGGTACCGATTTAGTATTTATGTATGGTCATTTTAGAAAAGAAGCCAGGAAACTTGAGGAACTTAGCGCTCTCCCTGATTGTCCGGTAGATAGGAAAAATATAGCTGCTGATATTAATCTATATTCTTCATTAGCGGACAAACTCCGTGATGCATACCCTAATCTATCTAAAATGGATACATATAAGATTTAACTATTCAGTGCCTTTGATTTTTTCAAGGGCACTTTTGATTTGATCCGAAGCAGGTACATATTTCTCAATATCCACCACATAAACTTCATTTCCAGACCTTATAAGTCTGGTATAAGACTTTTTACTACAGTGTAGAATACGAATTATCATTTTCCACAGCATCCCTTGAGCGCCTCCCCTCTAATTTTATGTAGTGTTGAATCTGCCGCAGTGTCTTTTATGACACTTTTTCCCTAAAAAAAATTCCCATTGGCGAAGATAGTCCCAAATAGTCAACAATTGCTTGAATTTCTTTTTGCGTAAACTGAGAAGTTCCCTTACACTTACGGTAAAATGCAGTGCGACTGATGCCAACATGCAAGCACAAGTCCTTGATCGAAACTCCTCTGGACTTCATTTCATATTCCAGTTTATACTTATCCATTATATCACCTCTCTTCTGTATGTGTCATTTAGGACACTTTCAGTATATAACAGTATTTTTTCATTGTCAAGCCATGTTTTGTCTTTTAGGACACTTTTATTAATAATTATCATTTCATGTTGCATATAAGACACTTTTATGGTATTATATATAAAATGTCATGTAGTCGGGGGTGGATAATGATGGAAATGGGACAGAAGATAAATAACTTAAGAATAGAAAAGGGAATGACTTTAGAAGAATTAGGAAATAAGGTTGGTGTTGGTAAAAGCACTGTCCGAAAATGGGAAAATGGTATAATTGCAAATATGAAAAGAGACAAAATACTTAAAATTGCAGATGCACTAGATACCACTCCTGCATATTTGATGGGGTGGGAAGACGCTTCATCAGAAAATATTGATCAAAATAATTCTAATCCCCCATCACGCAGCAACCAATTCCCTGAAATAGCTCACGATATTACTGTTAGTGACGATTTAAAGTTACTTTTGGAAATGGGGAGAAAGATGTCCCCGGAACAGCTTAAGGCACACATCGAATTCATGAAAAAGTTATATGATTCTGAATAGGAGGGATTGTAGTGATTAATAAGAAAAACAGCGATAAAAAAATACTATATGTCGCAAAATATGAACGCGTATCATCTGATAAGCAGGCCAAGGACGGTGATTCCTTACGCGATCAGGACGAAACCCTAAACGAATATATTTCTAAACGGGATGATATGATTTTGTACGACACTTATATAGATGATGGTATATCTGGTCAAAAATTGCAAAGGGATGATTTCACCCGGCTTATGCATGACGTGGAATCCGGACATGTTGACGTAATCATTTTCACAAAGCTTGATAGATGGTTCCGGTCCCTACGTCATTATCTTAATACTCAAGCTTTTTTGGAGTCTCATAACGTTGGGTGGATTGCTATCCGCCAAGAATATTATGATACGACAACAGCTTACGGCCGGGCATTTGTCGCGCAGTCCATGACTTGGGCTGAGTTGGAAGCACAAAACGGGTCCGAACGTATACGTTCAGTATTTGCCAATAAAGTAAAAAACGGTGAAGTAATATCAGGCAATACACCTGTGGGCTATAAAATTGTAGACAAACATCTTGTCCCGGGGGATGATGTTGCCATAGTTCATGAATTGTTCAACTACTACGCTCATTACAATAATATATCCGCACTAATGCAGCATATGCGTAATGATTTCGGTTTTGACCGTTCTCCTGCAACCTTAAGAAAAATAATAAAAAACAGAATATATATTGGCGAATATCACGATAATCTAACTTTTTGCGAACCTTTAGTTGACAGAGATCTTTTTGATCGTGTGCAGTATTTATTATCGTGTAACATACGCGAAAATAAAAAAAGAGACTACATGTTTTCAGGTATGATCAGATGCGCGGAATGTGATAGAGCGGTTTCCGCGTCAAACTTACTGATAAAAGGGCGTAAGCGTTTAGACGGCACGCGCAAAAGATACCATCACAAAGCATACCGGTGTAAATCTCACTTTGATAACAAAAAATGCCACAATTCTAAGGTAGTGTTCGAATCAGTTTTAGAACGTTGGCTAATAGGAAACGTCCAGGATTGTATTAAAAATTACATTGCTGACTACCAGGTAAGCATCACGCCAGCGATAGACATATCCGAAAAACGTAGAAAAATTGAAAGTAAAATCAAGAGACTGAAAGAGTTATATGTGAACGAACTAATTTCAATCGAGGAATATAAAATTGATAAAGCAGAATTTCAGAATCAGCTAGATGCTATGCCCGTGAATATTGTCCCAATTCGTAACATGTCATCCATAGACAATATACTTGACCTGGATATATCAGAAAGTTATGGAAAAATGGAATACCTTGAAAAACAAGCATTTTGGCGTAGTTTTGTAAAGACTATTTATTATGATAACGATAAGAATTATCATATTATTTTTTACTAGAAAGTGTTATGCTACTAAACGTTACAAACCTGTATTGAGACACTGGAGTAAATCTATGGCTTCCGCTCCCCGTACTTCTCCTACAATGATCCGATCCGGACGCATACGCAGGGATGTACGGATCAGATCCCGGATTGTAATCTCCTGACACCCT